GTTGTCGCGGGCACGACCAAGCCCCCGGTTGTGACGGACCCCGAACTCCCTGAGTATAGAACGCCACCACCACCGCCGCCAAGCGTCCCACCAGCCCCTGCCGCCTTAGACCACAGCATCAGCTACCATCCCCGACGAGCGCGCCGTAAAGCGTCGTCGATACTTTCCAGAGAGCGATGACCGTGTATCCCGTCGTGGCCAGCGTGGGGGCAGAACCGCCGTTGTTGACCCATGTGATCGACATGCTGGTGGCCCAGTTGATCGTGTAATCCGTCCCGTCGTCGATCATCAGCGTGATCGCCTCACCAGCGGAGAGACTGTCCGTGGGCGTGGAGTTTCCCGACAGGGTCCATGTTTGGATAGACCCGTTGGACGGGTCGAGCCCTGGCGTCGTGCCGCTGAGAGCGTAGACGTCCTCAACAATAGTGCCGGTGATAATTGGCTCAACCAAAGTCTTATTGCTTAGGGTGAACACGCCAGCCGCGGTGACCTCGCCGGGGTCGCCCTGCGGGCCCTGAGGACCAGTGTCGCCCTGAGGACCTTGAGGACCAGTGTCGCCGGTGGCACCAGTCTCGCCCTGAATACCCTGCGGACCCTGCGGGCCAGTGGCACCAGTGGCACCAGTCTCACCCTGAGGACCTTGGATGCCGCCGTAGCCGAGGGAGGACCAAGCCGTAGCCCCGTCCCCAACCTTAAACTGGTCGGTGTCCGTCTCAAGGCCAATCTCCCCCGAAGCAAGCGTCGGATTGGCACTGGTCCAGTTGGCCGCCGTGTCGCGGCGAAGTTGTATTTTGTCAGCCACTTGCAGTGCCCCCATCAATAGACTGCGCAGCAGTGTAGATCGTGCTGGCCGCCCCACCATCAATGGTGTTCGCAAAATCCGCTGCAGCGGCGCTCACAAACACAACCGCAGAGCCTGTCAGGTTCAGAAGCGACCCCGTGCTGCTCTCTTCAAGCGAGCGCGTCATCGTCGTCCCGCTCGCCGTGTAGACGCCGGAGCCAATCTCCCAAGCGTTTCCGTCCTCAATGACGTAGCGGACCGTGTCACCGTCCGACACGCCGCCATCCGCAAAGGTCTGGTAGCCCGTCTGCGCGGCCCCGAGCGTCACCGTTCCGGCGCCCGTGGTGGCCGTGGCCACCTTTACGCGGTTAACGAGCTTCACCATGGCTTACTCGATCCGGATGATGGCGTTCGACGCATCCGCCGTGGGCATGGTGATCACGAAGTCGCCAGCCGTGGATGTCTTGTCAGAGCCGAAGTCCAGCACCGCCACAGCCTTGTTGGCCTGCGAGGAGTTGTAGATCAGGGCGCCGCGCGCTGTGATTGTCGCGGTGGACCACGTCACGTCAGAGAAGTCGACGTAGGCGGTGGTGCCGCTCGTGCTGACCGAACCGCCGGTCACGGTCAGGGTCTCTCCACCAGCTGTGTAACCGGTGCCGCTGACCTCATTGGTCGCCGAGTATGCCGTCGTCGCTGCGCTCAAAGTGGCGCTGCTGGTGTAGAGCGCGATCTTGAAGGTGTCGGTCGTGAAGTCGTGCACGCCCTGCAGAACCTCTGCCTTGAAGCTGGTGCACATTGCTTGGGTGATGGCCATCTGTCAGGTTCCTTACGTCTTGGGCCGCATGAGCTTGCCGATCCGGTACTCGTCCGTCGGCTCCAGCGCTTCGCCCAGGTTCTTGAGTCGGCTCAGGGCCTCAGTGAAGCGTTGAGTGTACAGCACCATCAGGTCCTGATCACCCTTCAGGTAAGTATACGCCTCCACGATGGTTCCGTAAAGCAACGCCACTTCGGCGTTCTCACTTAGCCAAGTGGTCCCGTCGTCGGCGCCCGCGGTCAGGCTGGCCGGGCGATACATGTAATGCAGCTCAACGTCGTAAGCAGCGTCCGGAATGGGCGCCAAGATGATGTTGTCCACGTCATACTGGCCGAAGTAGCGGGGCTGACCACTGTCAGAGTCGCGGATGTACTCCTGAACAAGATCCGCGTTCTTGAAAAGCAGGAAGTCCTGCTCCCCGCCGATCGTCAGACTCAGCGAGATCGGAGACAAGAAGTCGGTAGGCAAGGCCAGATACTTGTTCCCGGACGAGGTCGACGCAGTGGCGTTTTTCTGGAAGAGGTTCAAGCGAACGCTCTTCAGGATCCGCTCTTCCGTCATCCGGATGAACAAGGGTAGGTTGGAGACCAGGCTGCTCTCGCTGCTCTGTACAAAATCTTGTACGGCCTGCTTCAACTCTCCATAGGTCATGGTCATGATGTACTGACCTCCACATGCCCCACCTTCGTAAAACCTACGACATAGGGGTTGTTCCAGGTTTCAACGCCGCGGATGCCGACGTACACGACAACGGGTTCTTTCCGATCTGGCCGCGGATCCTTCAACGCCTGCGGATCAGGTTTGTGTCGACGCGGCGTCAGCTGCGGATGCTTGGGCTCGAACTCGTCTTTGCCGACCAAAGCCCCAGTCCACTCCTTGCGCATGTCCCGCAGCCGGTACCGAAACCCGGACCGATCAGAGATGCCGTATGCGTCCTTGCCAGAAGCAAAACCCATCAGACCCTCCGGTACGACGCGGCGGGCGTCAAGGACAGCGGTACTCGGGCCTCGTCCTCTTCAGCGGCGCGGGTGAACTCTTCTTCGTAGATCTGCTTGAGCAGTCCCACCCGCTCGGGAGCGCGCTTCACAGACAGGTAGTAGGCAAGCCCTGAAACCATGCATGGCAGGAACCGGTACGGCATGTCTGCGGTGTTGGTCAGGCTGTCCGCGTCTTGGATGCGCTGCACGTAGTAGTAGATGACCTGGTCCGTCGAGTTTTCTGGGGTCTGCCACAGGGTCAAGACAGGCTCAATCTGCCGGTCATAGTAGAACTGGCTGGGGCGGCCGCGGTCTGACTTGTTCGGCATGTAGAGATAGTCGCCGCGGCTGATCCGCTCGAGTTCATAGTCCGTACCATCGCGGCGGAGGACCACCTCCAAGATGTCTGCGGCCGAGGCGTCAAGCGTGTACGTCGCAGTTCCTGCCGTGGTTGTGATCGTGCCTTGGGCCACGGTCCACAGGTTCAGGCCGCGGTTGGTCCACTCCGAAAACATCAGGTTCAGGGAGCGCCGCGCGGTCTTGGTGTCGTAGCCGGTGCGCATCTCGAGGCCACAGCGCTCGTACGCCTCCTCGATGATCTCTGCTACGTCTAGGTTGAAGTCTCTCGATCCAGAGGTCGCCATCACATCATGCCCTTGTACCGACCGCCACGACCCGCCATCACGCAACCGCCATTGCGGTAGTTCTTACGGGCGGAGCGCTCTAGCGCCTCGTCAGTGGGCGCGCCCTTTTCGCCGGGGCTGCGCATACGCTCCCCAGAACCTTGCTCGATACGCTTGCGCTTGGCGCGGATGTTGTCCCAAAGTCCGGGGCGCTTGGCCATTGGAGCCTCCTCGATCTGTCGACGCATGCTACCACGGTTCATGTCATCTCACCACTGCCGACAGGACCAATATCGAGCCGTCAGCTTGTCAGGTGGATCCGTGTCGCATCGGTGACGTGCGCGAAAGGATCTCCTGCGGCTGGGCTGGTCCTTCTTGATCGTCATGTTCTGGTCTCCGAAGCGGATCAGCCGGACCGTGTCGCCCTCCTTAGCGAGCACCGCGAACTTCTTGTTCTTGCCCGGAGTCCGCTTTGGCTTGTTGTAGCCGCTGAAGCGCTCGCCTCTGTAGGTGATGGCCATGGTCAGCCCTTTCGCATCTTCACGTTCCGACCTTTGCGATGAGCGCTTTAATGTCGTCCCGGATTTCACCAAGCATCTTGTTGGTCTCTTCGCGGGCTTCCTTGGAAGCATCAAGGTCTTCCTTGCGCTGGTGCCAAAGCCGCTTGATCTCTTTGGTGTTCTCCACTGAGCGTCCTTCCAGCCTGATAAGCCACACAAGAAAACCCACGAAGCCCATCATAATCGGCCAGTATTGAAGGACAGCTTCCATCGTAAATTCCCTTAAAGCCAAACCCGCGAAGGCGTTGCAATCGTATCAGGATCGATCAGAGACACACCCTGTATGACCTTGCCGACTTCCTGCGCATTGATCTG